ACGCGATGTTTTCCGAAATGACCGCCGAAACCATTCCCTTCCGTGCATACGGCAAGATTTACCACATCCGCAAGGAGATTCCGGCGGTGATCGTACTGGAGATGGCGCGCATGGAAGAAGGAGCAACCATCAGCCAGAAGCTGATCTTCAAGACCGCAGCCGCAATCTTTGGCGATGATGTGCTGCGCGAGCTGTGCGCCAAGCCCGGTTTTTCTGCAAAGAAGCTGGAAAAGATGGTCGAATGGGCGTTCAGCGCCATCAACGGCAAGGCGGATGACGATATGCAGGAAATGACCGAGGATGACACCGGCGCAAGCGACGGAAAAAACTGAACATGCTGGCCGTGTGGGGCTATGTGGAGGCGGATTTTCGCAGGGATTACGGCATCCGCCTGCGTGAAGATCTTCCCCGCATGAGCTGGCGCGAATTTAAAAACCTGCTGGATGGGCTTTCTCCCTTTGGGGCTGTGGCAAGCCACTACGAAGCGGAGCTGAAAAAGCAGAGGCTTGAGGAACAGCGCACAAACGGAAAAGGCGCTGCCGCCGCAAGCCGGTTCTGGAACCAGATTACCAGCATAAAGGCAAAATAAGTCTGCACCGCCCGCAGGAGGGCTACGCAGGAAAGGAGCATAATTATGGCCTTGAAAGTTGGCGAATTATTTGCAACGGTTTCACTGGATGATTCCGGGTTTCAAAACACGCTTGGCGGCCTTACAAAGAGCATAGGCAAGTTTGTAGGCATCACCAGCCTATTCACACTGGGCAAGGAATCCATTGAATCCTACGCTGAATTTGAAAGCGCGTTCACCGGTGTGATGAAAACGGTGGATGAAACTGCCACAACCACCTATGAGGATATCAAGGCGGGAATCATTGGCATGGCGGAAGTGCTGCCTGCAACCACTACGGAAATTGCGGCAGTTATGGAAGCCGCCGGCCAGCTTGGCATCAGTGCAGATTACATTGAAGATTTCACCCGCGTTATGATTGACATGGGCGAAAGCACGAACCTGTCCGCAGAGGACGCAGCAACCACGCTTGCGCGATTTGCAAATATCATGGGCACAAGCCATGATGAATTTTCCAACCTGGGCAGCACGATTGTAGACCTGGGCAACAATTTCGCCACTACTGAGCGCGAAATTGCAGAAATGGCAATGCGCATGGCTGGTGCAGGCGCGCAGGCGGGGCTGAGTGAAGACGAGGTTCTTGCCTTTGCGGCAGCCATGTCCTCGGTAGGTTTGTATGCTGAAGCGGGCGGTTCCGCATTCAGCACATTTATATCGGATATGGTTTCCGCATCTTCCAAGGGCGCCAAGGAGCTTGAAGATTTCGCGAAAGTTGCGGGCATGAGCGCAGAAGAATTCAAAACCATGTTTGATTCTGATGCGGCGGCAGCGCTTTCCGCGTTCCTGACGGGGCTTGGGGAGATGGAAGACGCCGGTGTGTGGCTTGCGGAAATGGGATATGATCAGATTCGCATGCGCGATATGCTGCTGCGAACTTCCAGCGCAAGCGGACTTCTGGCAGACGCGCTGGAAACTGCAAACACCGCATACGAAGAAAACATTGCCCTGACTGTGGAAGCTGAAAAGCGCTACGCAACGCTGGACAGCCGATTTGACACCACGAAAAACAATCTTCGTGATATGTTCCGCCAGTTCGGCGAAGCGCTGCTGCCCGCTGTGAACACCGCGCTGGAAGCAGCGAACAGCCTGATCGACGGGATCAATACCATTTTTACCCAGATATTCGTTGAAGATAATTTCAACGGCGCGGTGCAAACCCTGACCGGATTTGCGGAAGATATCGCGGGCGTATTCGAATCCTTTTTCACAAACACCGACTGGGCTGCAATGGGCGAACAGATCAGCGGGCTTGTAACCGAGCTGTTTGAAACCCTTGCTGCGGCAGTATCCACCAGCGATGGCGAAAGCATTGTATCTGCGATCGGCGATTCCATCATCGCTGCGTTGGATGCACTCGGCGCCGTGGCTTCCGCCTTTGTGAAAACATTCCTGACCTGGTTGATTACCGATGGCGGATGGAAAACCCTGGGCAAGGCGCTGATCGACATATTCCTGGCGGCAATCAATGCCGCATGGGAAGCGGTACAGAGCGTTGCACAGGGCCTTGGCGATATTATCATCGGCCTTCTTACGCCCGGATTGCACGCGGAAGGTTTTGACGTGCAGTTTTCCATAACCCCTGAGCTTCAGATGCAGGGGCTTGAAGGCGAAATCAATATGATTATCGCAGATATCGAATCTATGCTTGACGACGGTATGGATCGAGAGGAAATTACTGCCGCAATTCAGCACGTGCAATTTGATTATGGTTTGAGCAACGACGCCATGCAGTCTCTTGAGGATTCTGGATTTTTCAATTCTCTTGAAGAGGCGGTAAATGCCTACTTTGGTGAAGGAATTCAGGCCGATGTGCCTGTGGATGTGCATGTAAATGAATCCGCGCAGCAGGCTGAAGCACCGGGAACCATTGAAGAAGTGCAGCGACTTTATGAGGAACAGCTGCAGACTAAACCCGTAACCATTGAAGCAGACGTGACCCTGGATCAGGCAGTAACGCTTTCTGAGGAAGCCAAGGCGCAGTTTGGCGAAGCGGGCACGCAGGCCGGCCAGATCATGAACGCCAATATTTCAGCGGAAGTGGCCAATACCGAAGGCATTTCCACAGCGATCAGCAGCATGGCCGCAGCCGCTGAAAGCGCCGCAAGCACAGCCCTGAAATCTGCCGGTATGAACGCAGGTAAGATGTTCTCCAGCGGCATTGCATCCGGCATACTGAGCGGAAGAAGCGCGATCACCAGCGCCGCCAGACAGGTTGCACAGGCTGCCATCAATGCGGCCAATGCAAAGCTGAAGATCGCTTCTCCTTCCAAGGTAATGATGGAAAGCGGCGGCTATTTCAGCGAAGGCTTTGCAAAGGGCATTTTGGGTGCTGCCAAAGCTGCGGTTTCCGCTGCTTCCGGTATGGCTTCTATGGCTGCAAGCGCTGCGACCATCCGCAGGCCAGCGAGCACCCTGGCCTTTGGCAGCGCAGCCGCAGGCGGCGGCATGTATATCGATTATGACCGCATGGCGGAAGCGATGGCCGGTTACCAGATGATCATGAACATGGACGGAAAGCGCGTTGCACAGGTCAACGCCAACAACGTGCACAGGGCACAGAACCAGCGCCAGCACAGCCTCGCGCTCGGATACGGAATCAGCAGGAGGTGATGGCTTGGCAAGGATCAACAACACATGGTTTGAATTCGCAGGCAGTAATTCCCGGGACATGGGCGTTCAATTAAAGAGCGCCCATATTGATTTTTCCGGCGAATGGCGCGGCAGCATGGAAGAAATATCCGGCCGCAGCGGCTATCTGTGGACGGACGAACATGCCCGGAAGTACATCGAAATCAAGCGCACCTGCCGTGTGCGCGAAAGCAACAAGCGCGCCGTGAAGGCCTGGCTTTCCGGCAGCGGGCTTTTGAGGTTCAGCAGAGAACCGGACGCTCAATATGACGCGCGCATCATTCAAAAAATCGAATTCAAGCAGGTTTGCCCCGGAAGCGACCCCATTTACGAATTTGATGTGACCTTCACCTGCCAGCCTGATCCCTACATCTATCCGCCCACAGCCGATATTGCCATCACAGCATCCGGCACAATCCTGCCCGTACCGGAGCATGCATATGGCCTTCCCCGCATCACCATCTACGGCAGCGGCAGCTTTTCGCTGACCATCGGCATGCAGACGGCGTTCTTTTCGGGCGTGGAGGGTGGCATCATCATCGACAGCGAACTGGGCGATGCGCTCACACTGGACGGTGCGCAGCTGGCCAACGATAAGATGACCGGCGAATTATTCAAAATTCAGCCCGGATACAATGTGGTCAGCTGGCTGACCGGCGGCGAGGATGACGAAGGCAACGCCGTATCCGGCAGCATCAGCCAGGTGGTCATCACACCCAGATGGAGGTATATCTGATGCCGATTTGTATCTATCCTGCGAACACGCAGGATTTCACCACCAATGGCCTGGGGATCCTCACGCCGCTGGAATGCACGGTGGAGGAAGTCGCTGCGGGAAAGTACGAGCTGGAGCTTGTGCAGCCCATTGACAACGCCCTGCGCTGGGCGCAGATCGCCAACGGCTGCATTATAAAAGTACCCGTTCCGATGCGTGAGAATCCGCTGTATGAAGCGGAAGCACTGGGCGGTGAAACCACCGTAACCCGCCAGATTTGGGAGGTTTACGGCACCAGCCACGGCCTGTACCTTCGCAGCGGCCCCGGCACGGGTTACAAAAGCCTGGGCAAGCGATACAACGGCGACGAGATCATTGAGCTGGAGGACGCGCCCGATCCCTGGAAGAAGGTGTGCGTGGCGGCAAGCGGCGCGGTGGGCTACATGAGCACCAGGTACCTGCGGCCCCTGCGTACCGAGCAGGAAATCATTTCCCCCGCAAAGCCCATCGCCAACACCAGCCTGAAGATCGGCCAGAGCCGGGATCAGCTCTTCCGCATCTACTGCGTGGAGCAGGACAGCGAAGCGGCCACCGTGACCGCCAGGGCCCTGCACGTTTTCTACGACGAAAGCGGCAACCTGATCGACGGCGAATACGAGATCGAGGAGGGCAAGAGCGAAGATGTGAACACTGTGATGGTGAACATCGCTTCCAAGCTCGCCATGCCGCCGGAAACGACCTTCCAGGCTATCGGCCTGACGGGGTATATAACTGGCGACTTCAGCTACAAAACGCCCGTAGAAGCCTACCTTGACCCGGATGAGGGCATTGTGGCCCAGACGAAGGCGCTGCTGATTCGCGACTACTGGAACGCTTACCTGCTGCCTGATATGGTGCGCGACCGGGGCGTAACCGTGCGCCGGGGCAAGAACCTGATCGGCGTGGAGGTTACAAACGATATTTCATCCGTAGTAACCCGAATTATCCCCGTAGGCAAGAACAAGAACGGGGATCCACTGTATCTGACCGATACAAAATGGGTGGACAGCCCGCACATCAACGAATACCAATTTCCCCGGATCAAGCGCATTGAATACGATGTGCAGACGGGCAAGGATGGCTTCAACAGCGACGCCGCCGTGCGGGATGAAATCCGGCGGCTGGCGGAAGCGGATTTTTCCGAGAACGGTATCGACCTTCCAACCTATGGTATGGAGGTCGATTTTGTTTTGCTCGGAAACACCGCCGAATACGCAAATTACGCCTCCCTCCAGGCCGTGCACCTGTACGACACGGTGACGGTGATCGACGAGATGCTGGGGCTCACTGCCAAGGTTCGGGTAACCGGCTACAAGTGGAACTGCCTGACGGAGCAATACGAAGGCGTGACCCTGGGTGAGCTGCAGGATGTGCAGCAGACGGTTTACAACTACAACCTGCCCGACGGCGGCATATCCGGCACGAAGATCATGAACAACAGCCTGGGCGGCGCCGCGCTTCGTAATGCGACCATTCAGTACGCCAAGATTGCGGTGGCTGCCATTGAGCAGCTGAACGCGAATTCCATTGCGGCGCTCACGGCGAGGATTCAGGAATTGGTTGCCGGCAGCGTGACCACAGACGAACTGTATGCGGGCATTGCGGATATCACCAAGGCCACCATCGAACAGGCAGATATCGACTGGGCCAACATCAATGAGCTAAACGCAGCCATCGCACAGATCACGCAAGCGAAGATCGAAACGGCGGACATTGATTTTGCTCATGTAAAGGACCTGGTGGCCGGTACTGCCATTATCACCGAAGGCGTGGGCGGCAAGCTGTTCATCAGCCGTTTGGCGGTAACGGAAGCCAACATGGTGAGCCTGACCACCGGCGAATTGGTGCTCAAAGGCCAGGATGGGCGCTTCTATTCCCTGAGTGTGGATAGCAACGGCAAGGTGATCACCACCCTGAAGCAGGTGAGCAACGACGATGTGCAGGACCTGAGCTTGAATGCGGGTGAAAAACTGATTGCCGGCAGCGTGACGGCTGCTTGCCTGAACGCGACGGAGATCTTCGCCGATAACGCGGTGATCCGTCAGCTGATCGCGGCGAACCTGGACGTAGACACTCTCTTTGCCCGTGAAGCTTTTATCGCCCTTCTGAGCACCACGAAAATTGTGGGTGACGAATCCATCACCATCATTGCCCAGCGCGCCAGCAAGGCATTCCGACAGGAGGAGGAGCCTACGGAAGGTGTAAAACCCGGCGATACCTGGCGCATTCCTTCCACCGGCGAAACCTACCAGGCGGAGGGCGAGCCCATCCGCTGGGTGCTGGTTCGGGATGACGGCGTGCTGACCAAAGAGGAATTCCAGCATTATGTGCGCATCGAACCGGACGGCCTGCACGTGGGCGAACAGAACAGCACCGGCGAGGTGCTGATCAACCACGACAGCGTGGACGTGATCCTGAACGGAAGAATGTTTTCTTCCTTCGCTGCAAACTACGTTGAATTTGGCAACTACCAGCTGCGCAGGACCGCAGACGGCGGTCTTGCCTTCAAGATGAGGTGACAACATGAAGATCAGTAATTTTTCCATCAGTCCCGCTATGCTTGTGCCGGGAGATGAAGCAACTATTTCTTTTCGTGTAAAGGCAGAAAACGGCGATTCCATCGGCAGCGGTGGCCTGATGCTCTGGATGGTCATCCCGGACTACGGCGAAGTGCTTGCTTACCGCGACACTGCATTCACCATATCCATTGGCCAGGAAAAGACCGTTACTGCAAAGACCGTGCTGAATTTTGATAACCGCAGTTTTGCCCGGGGCAGCGTGGTTTCCGACTTCGGCGTGGTACTGGGATATTACGGTTCCCGAATGGATGTGAATTTTCCCATCACCATGCTGGACGCATGGCACAGGCCTTCCATATCCGTTTTTGCGGCAGAACGCAGCACGGGCGAGGCACCTAGCGATGAAGGTGAAAACCTTCGGCTGAACATTGCCCTGGGCAGCAGCGGTCTGGCAATTCCGGAAAGCATGGTCCTTTATTTCTATTACCGCGACCGGGAAGCAGAACCGGATGCAAATCCGGCTTTGGTGAACCTGACCGGACTGATTAACAGCGCTCTTGCGAGTGAAATCCAAACGGTGATTTATGAAACCATGCAGAAGAACACGGATTGGGACCTGGTTTTACAGTTTGGCGACCAGTATGAATCCTCCACCGCTGCGATTGTAGTTTCAAAGGCGTTTGCAAACCTGCATCTCTCCGGCGCGTCCACCGGCGGCGTATGTATCGGTGGCTTCAGCAAAGCAACAGAGGGATATCCGCTGTTCCAGTGCTATTATCCCGCCCAGTTCCACGGCGGCATTGATGGTGTGACCAACTACAGCCTGGACGAAATGGAAACCGGCGGCAGGTGGATCGACGGGCGCAAGATTTACCGCCGGGTGGTGGAGGTGAACGCCGCCGCCGGCAGCATGGCGGATGTATTCGTATTCCCGGAAGAGATTGAGATGATCAACCTGGGCGGCTACGTGATCCGTGGAGGCGGCGTGTACCGCTTCCCGCCGAATTGGTATGCCGCAGGAAACAACTACCACCTGATGTGGATGGAAACGACTACCCGGCTGGTAGCACTGACCACGGCAAACCTCACGGGCCATCTGGTCCTTGAATACGTGAAGACCGCCGGATAAGGAGGGGTAGCATATGGCATATGTATTCGACCCCGAAACCCGGAAGATCACACTCCCGGCGGGGGATACGATGGATTTTCGAATCCGCACCAACGGCGAATTTGATGCGCTGATCTTCGCCGTGTACAACCGGACAACGGGTGAGGATTTGGTGCTTGTTCCGGTGGAGATTGAAAACGGATATGCGCATGTTCGCCTCGCAAACAGGCATACCCGGGATGTTCCCGCTGGAAACTACAAGTGGAACCTGCGTATGGTTTCCGATCCTGAACGGGACGAAAATGGAAACATCATTGCGGACGAAGATTCTGACAATGTGCTGACCGTATTCGGTCCCGATAATGAAAGCATTCCCAATTTTACCATAAGGAGGAACGGCGCATATGTCTGATTTTAACCCGGATATCGCGGTGGACGTCAATGTTGGGAACGCCTCAAATCCCGATATCTCTGTAGAAATTGACGTTGGAAACGGGAACCTACCGGAAGGCGGAACCCCCGGGCAGGTTCTTACCAAGACAGAGGACGGTGCACAGTGGCGGGACGCCGCTGCAGCCGCCGTCACCAGCGTAAACGGTCAAACCGGCGAGGTGCAGATCACACCGGAGGGCATCGGCGCACAGCCTGAAGGCGATTATCTGTTGGAAGAATCCGATCCTACGGTTCCGGAATGGGCCAAGCATCCCCAAAAGCCCATCTATACTGCAGAGGAAATAGGCGCGCTTCCTGCCGATACCCAGATCCCCACGATCCCCACGAACGTCTCTGCATTTACCAACGATGCAGGCTATCTGACCGGCATTCCTGGAGAATATGTCACGGATGAAGAACTGAATGCGAAAGGCTACCTCACGGAACATCAGGACCTGAGCGATTACGCAAAGAAAACCGACATTCCCGACGTCAGCGCGTTCATCACCCGCGCGGTAAACGACCTTGAGAATTACTACCTTAAGAGTCAGATTTACAGCCGGGAAGAAATCGACCAGAAGGTCAGTGCGATTCCGAAGTTTTCCGTTGAGGTAGTATCCGCCCTTCCGTCCGCCGGGATCAGCGCAACCACAATTTATCTGATTCCGGGTGGCGCGGATGGTAATCTATACACGGAATACATCAACGTTAACGGCACTTGGGAAATTCTTGGCTCACAGCGCGTAGACCTGACCGGATACGCTACGCAGACTTGGACGCTGGAACAGCTTGCGGGATATCAGCCGAAGGGCAATTACCTGACTAAAACCGAATTGCCTGAAGCCATCAACACTGCACTTACTCAGGCCAAGGAAAGCGGCGAGTTTGATGGCGAAGATGGCTACACTCCTGTCAAAGGCAAGGATTACTTTGACGGAAAGGACGGTGTATCTCCTACCGTGTTCGTATCGGATATCGCTGGCGGTCATCGCATCACGATCACCGATGTGAACGGTACAAAGACCGTGGATGTGCTGGATGGCAGCAAGGGTGACGATGGTCGCGGAGTCGTGTCTGTCGCACGAACTTCTGGTAACGGTGCTGCTGGCACGACTGATACTTATACCATCACCTATACCGATGGCGCTAAGACTACATTTGAAGTGTATAACGGTAAGGACGGCAGTGATGGCTATTCCCCCTCTGCAAGGGTTGACCAGACCTCCGAAGGCGCAGTCATCACCGTCACCGACAAAACCGGCACGACCAGCGCCGTCGTCAAGGGTACAAAGGAACCGCTGATGGGCACGACCGGCGAAATCACGCCGGTGCAGGTCGCACAGGCAATATTTGATGGCAGAGACGTGATGGTCAGCCACGAATACAATCTTTATGGCACTGTCATTTTTTCCGACTTTGCATGTGGTGCAGACATAGGCATGGTCGCGGCGTCGGTAGCATTTGTCTTGGCCGGGCAAATTGGCAACGCGCAACTGGTTGGTTACATCGAGAGTGGAGAATGGGTTGCCGATGTGATTGGTCTGGCAAAAGCTGAAGATATTCCCGACACTTCTGAGTTCATCACGCGCGCCGTAAACGACCTTGAAAACTACTATCGGAAGAACCAGACCTACAACCGGGAGGAAATCGACCAGAAGGTCAGCGCAATTCCGAAGTTCTCCATTTCGGTTGTGTCTGCACTTCCTACAGACTACAGCGAAACCACGATCTATCTGGTACCGGGCGGTGTGGATGATAACCTGTACACCGAGTACATCAATGTAAACGGCACATGGGAAATTCTTGGCTCACAGCGCGTAGACCTGACCGGATACGCTACGCAGAGTTGGACACTGGAACAGCTTGCGGGATATCAGCCGAAGGGCGATTATGCGCTAAAGTCTGAGTTGCCTATTGTTCCGACCAACGTGTCTGCATTCCAAAACGATGCAGGGTATGCCAAGAAGTCTGAACTTCCTACGAAGCTGTCTGATCTCTCCGAAGATGCCACCCACAGGGTTGTCACCGATGCCGAAAAGACCGTATGGAACGGCAAGCTGGATGAAAACAAGCTGCCTGAAGCCATTGATGACGCACTGGCACAGGCGAAAGCAAGCGGTGAGTTCGATGGAGCACCTGGCTACACGCCGGTCAAGGGCGTTGACTACTGGACGGAAAATGATCAGGAAGATATCGTCCAGCAGGTTATCGCTGCGCTGGGTACGCCTGTGTTTGGTAGAGTGGATACAAACAAGGTTGTCACGCTTACAGGACAGTTAATGGACGGAACATATACTTTTGTGTTTGAGGAAGCAGACGGAAATGTGCATAATATCGGCAGCATAACAACTGGTGACGCGATACCCGAATTCGGAACGATTGATATTAAGTGGATTGACAATGTAAAAATCGACGCAACAACGGGAGAAGAGACAACAAACGAACAATATTCAGCCTCTGAACCGTTAGAAGCGTGGCATGGATATACTTACACTTTTACACAGGTGAAAGTCAATAATTCTCTTTTTAGCGGCATTAGCATTTGTTATTACAATCAATCCGGCGCATATTTGGGAAGGCAAGAGCTATGGGGTCAGACGAGTGATGAAGTTACCAAAGATTTCACTGTAATGGAAGGTGCGGCAACGTTCAAGGTTAGAGTAACCAGAGGGGTTGCCCCTCTCCGCCCGACGTCATTCACATTAACGTATAAAAAGACGATATAAGGCGGTGAAATCATGGCGTACACGGATTTTATACAGCAAAACATAGCATTACCAGAGACACGCCGAATCGCGATCTATAACGCGCAGGGCAACCGGGTGGGTCAAATCCCACTCGGTTCCTTGACACCACCGAACCCTGCAAAAAAGCTATACAGCTTCGGTGCGCTGTCTGACGTACATGTTGTATACGATACAGCAGCAGAAGATTTCAAACGTGCGCTTTCCTACCTTAACGATGCTGAAGATGTGGCTTTTACCTGCATTTGCGGCGACCTGACCGACAACGGCACAACGACACAGCTTGCGCAGTACAAGGCGATTGTGGATAGCCATTCGCCAGATACACCAGTTTATGCCGTCGCTGGAAATCATGAGCAATGGGCATCCACAAGCTCAGGTCATTTGCAGGACTATACCGGGAAACCGCTCTATTACACCTTCGAACATCGGGGCGACCTGTTTGTGATGCTGGGCGTGGTGAGCGGCAACGAAGGAAGTCTGTTTGCATCGGGAGAACTGGACTGGCTTGAAACGACGCTAAATGAAAACGCAGAAAGAAAGCGTGTGTTTGTATTTCAACACGTTCTCGCAGCAGAAACCAGCGGCGATGTTCTCGGTATATATCCGTACACAAAGCTGCGCACAAATGCTGAATCGGTCAGATTTAAGACGATTTTGCGTGCGCACCCCAATGCAATCTGGTTCCACGGCCATAGCCACATGAAGTTTTATTTGCAAAAGTATGGCGACATAGCAAATTATGACCATGTGCTGGGCTGTCACAGTATCCATATTCCATCGCTGGCCGTACCACGTGACATATCTGCATCTGGTGGGTATACAACGGTACATGCTGATTCTGAAGGCTATGTCGTGGACGTTTACCCCGACGGCATCCACCTGCGCGGACGTGATTTTGTGAAAGGTGAATTCTTGCCGATAGCCTCGTACTGGCTGGATACAACCCTGCAGACCGTGGATGCTGGAACCTACACCGACCCGACTGGGACGATCACAACCTAATCCGCAATCGAGGACGATTGTGACCAACGACAATACGCGAAGGGGGAGTGATATACATGGAGCAACGTATTTGGGATTTCCTGAGCACGCAGATCGGGAATCCCTTCGGTGTGGCTGGCCTGATGGGAAACCTTCAGGCCGAAAGCAGCCTTGATTCGAAGAACCTGCAAAACAGCTTCGAAGCAAAACTGGGCATGGATAACGAATCCTATACCGCCGCTGTGGATGATGGGAGCTATACGAACTTCATCCATGATGGCGCAGGTTACGGCCTAGCTCAATGGACGCACTGGGGCCGTAAAGAAAATCTATTGCTTCACGCTCGAAACGCTCATACTTCCATCGGCGATCTGGATATGCAGATCGCTTTTCTTTTGCACGAATTACAGAACGATTATCCCGCTGTACTTGAGGCTCTCAAGACCGCTGAGAGCGTGCTAGAGGCTTCCGATTTGGTGATGTCCAAGCATGAGCGCCCCGCCGATCAGGGCGAGGCACAGAGAACCAAACGCGCAGGATATGCGCAGACAATCTACGACAAGTATATGAAAGAACAGGAGGTAAAAGACATGGCTACGGCGACTGAAAACAGAAACAAGGCGGTTGAACTGATGACCAGCCGTGAGGGCCTGAACAGCTATACCCAGGGCGGGAACCGCATTTACTTCTTCGGCAAGCCTGACAATACTCCGGGCAACAAAACCCAGAAGGGCTACAGCGATTGTTCCAGCGCGGTACGCGCGGCAATCAAGGCTGTAACCGGCATTGATATCGGCGGCAATACCTCCGCGCAGATCAACAACCGAAACAAGAAGGGCGTGATTGTGCACGAAACCACGGGGTATTACCCGGACGAATCGAAACTCCTCCCGGGCGACTGCCTGTACTTCAAGGGCAACACCAGCCATCCGCTGGACGTGGGTCATGTTGAAATGTATATCGGAAACGGCAAAATATGCGGCCACGGCAGCGGCACCGGCCCAAAGATCAAAAATATGCAGGACTATTGCAAATCCCGTGCCAATTCCAAACGGCGCTATTTCATGGCGATCCGATGGATTCAGGGCGATGACGAGCCGGTGATGCCTGCTGAACGCCGGGACAACCTGAAGAAGGGCATGTATGGCGCAGACGTATCCGCATTGCAGTACGCCCTTGTGGAACTGGGCTACAGCGTGGGCAAATGGGGCATTGATGGTGATTTCGGCGAAGCTACCGAATCTGCTGTGATTGCGTTCCAGGTAGCCAACGAGCTTTTGAACACGGGCATTGTAAATGCCGAAACCTGGCGGAAAATTGATCTTTTTATGGATAACGACGGTGATGCTGATGATGAAACTGAGGAAGCGCCGAAGCCCATTGAAAACGGCGTAAACATCGCCAACGGAAGCTGGAACGTGCGCACTGGCCCGGGGACGGCGTATCCTTCCGCAGGCGTTGTGCGCGGCGGAGATGCTTTGGAGAAAGTCGAACTGAACGGCTGGACGCCGGTTCTCTATAATGGTGAAGTGTGCTTCATCGGCCCGTCTGCTGTGAAGGGAGGCTGATTCCATTGAACGAAGTAGCAACCGCGCTCCCGGTGGTATGGCAATGGATTATCGGCATCTGCGGTGGTGTAACAGCCATCGCAGCCGCCATTGCGGCAATCCGCAAGCCGTGGAATGCGCTGGTGGATAGAATCGCCGCCCTTGAAAAGAAGCATGATACCGACCAGGAAGCCAATGAAAAACGCCTGAAGGCCGACCTTGACCTGCTCAAGGAAATGAACGGGACCATCAAGCACCTGAATTACGGCGTGTTTGTGCTGTTGGACCATGCTGCAACGGGGAATTCTGTGGACCGATGCAAAGAAGCACGCGACAAGCTGGAGAAGCACTCCAGCGGAATGAACTAAGGAGGAAAACGCTATGAACATGTCCAACAAAACCTATGATATTTTGAAGTGGATCGCCATGTACCTGCTGCCCGCTCTGGGCACGCTGTATTTCGCCCTTGCCGGAATCTGGGGCTTCCCCTACGGCGAAGAAATAGTCGGCACGATTACGGCCATTGACACCTTCCTGGGCGTGATCCTGGGCATTAGCACTGCGCAGTATCACAAGCAGAATATGGAGGGCGAATAAGCCCTGCGAGATTATCCCGTTTGAAGCCCTTGTGCGTCGGGAGCTGGACAGCGACCAGATTACGGAGCTGATCCGCCGCACTCCCGGCATCACGCCCATCGAACGGGAAATGGCCCGCCTGCGGCTTGTGGATGACTTGTACGACGCGGATATCGCCGTAGCAAAGGGCATCAACTACAGCCGCAGCAGCGTGGCGCGTCACTTGGCTAAAGTGATACCAATAATTGAATACAGATATTTAAGAGACAAGGCCGGGGCATAATGCTCCGGCTTTTTATTTTTGGCAACTGTCCGGAATTCCCGGACAGTTCTTTTTTTATGCCCATTTTTCACCTTGAACCCCTTTTGCACACATCTGAACACCTGCTGCACCCGCCGATTCTGGAATTTTGAGAAAATCAATCCAGAAGGGAGGCGATTTCTTGTTCAATCCTAACCCCTATTATCAGCCAGGCATGCCGCAGGGTCCTGCTTTTCAGCGACCCGCATTTCAGCAGCAGCCCATGCCGCAGATGCCTATGTTCCAGCAGCAGCCCATCATGCAGGACGGCATGATTCAGGCCCGCTTTGTTTCCTGCCGGGAGGAAGCTGTGGCTTCCAACGTCATGCCCGGAATGGAATGCTGGTTCGTAGACCGCGCCAACCACGCAGCCTATTACAAGGCCGTGGACGTAAGTGGCAATGTGGATTTCCGCGAGTATTCCGAAACCCAACCCGCCCAGCAGAACGCACCGCAGTACGTCACCGTGGACGCTCTGGACGCGCTTCGTGTAGAGATTGACCAAATCCTTGACCGGCGCTTTGCGGCGTTCTCAGCCCCCAAGCAGGCTTCCAGAAAGGCGGTGACAAGCAGTGATGAATAACCCCATGAGCCAGATCATGAACGCTATCCAGCGCGGCGTGAACCCCAACATGATTGCTATGCAGCTTGCACAGCAGAACCCCGCCGTCCGTCAAGCTATGCAGATGGTCAACGGCAAAACCCCGGACCAGGTGCGCGATATGGCCTTCCAGATGGCGAAGGAACGCGGCATTGACCTGAATCAGCTTGCCCGGAATATGGGCATCCAGCTTCCCAAATGATTCATTTTCGGACTGGGGTGGTTATGGCGCTCACTATATCCATCCCTTTCCGAACTCTTCCATATACTGTGGTACGCAATATCCCATAATAGTCACACCATTCTTTTATTGTCTTTGTAATGCCGTTGATTTCAACTGTAATTCCTCGCTCATTAAAGTGTGTTATTGGCGTTGTGAGGGCCTTTTCGGCATCCCAATGCATGACACGTATTCTTGAGCCAACAACTGAAACAGGCATGTCGTATTCATCACACCATTCCGACAATGATTTAGAAACCCCGTTCAATGTAATAATACTGGTGTTTCTACGATTGTTGCTTTGCTCTTTCGGTGTAGACCATTTGCAGTTTTCTGGGCTGTAACCATTATTATTATCGATTCGATCAAGCGTTTTATGATGCTTTTCTGAATCGTATGTTTCATTGGCCCATTCTACAAAGTTTTCTACTGTGTGCCATTGAGCACATACTTCGATTCCTCTTGCGCCATATCTTTTGAAATTATGATGCCCTGGGTTATAGCATCTTTGCATCATTCCCCACCAAACATGATAAAACGGACTGTTATAACATCCGTGTTTAAAAAGTGTTTTTGATTTTCTACATCCGCATGATTTCTTGTGCCCACTGATCACCCTTGAAGGATATTCGGAAATGATGTTTCCACAATCGCATTCGAAGAGCCAATGATTAGAATTATATGTTTTCCCAACATGGTTCGAATCGCTCCCGATCACTTTAAGGTTGCCAAATCTGACACCGATATAATCACAAGGCTTTTTCAAATTACTTTCCCCCATTTCATTTTTAATAAAATCATTATACCACAAAAACTGTTTTTTGTATATAACAGGGCGCGCGACCTGATATATAAATAATTTTTTAAAGGAGGAACATTTATGGCAGAAAGTTCCGGTGATCTTAGTCTTGGTTATATGATGGGCATGGACTCATCCAACGACAAAAATTGCGGTGATGGCTTTGGCTTCGGCGGCGGCTGGGGCGGTCTTATCGGTCTTCTGATCGTGGCCAGCCTGTTCGGCGGCGGCTGGGGCTTCGGCGGTGGTTTCGGCGGCGGTGGCGGCGCTCTGAACGGCGTTCTCACCCGTGCAGATCTTTCCTCCGGCTTCAGCTTCAACAACCTTGAAAACGCCGTGCGCGGCATCCAGCAGGGTATCTGTGATTCCACTTATGCTCTCAACAACGGCATCATGTCGGGCTTCCACGGTGTAGATAATGCCCTCTGCGGCATTGGCCACCAGATTTCCGATTGCTGCTGCACCACTCAGAACGCAATCCAGAACGTCCGCTATGATCTGGCCACTCAGGCATGCGATACCCGCAACCTGATCCAGAACGTGGCCCGCGACATCACGGACAATGCAAACGCCAACACCCGCAGCATCATGGACTTCCTTGTCCAGGACAAGATCAGCACCCTGACCGCAGAGAATCAGGCGCTCAAGTTCGCCGCATCTCAGGCTTCTCAGAATGCGTTCATTACCGCAAACCAGGAAGCCCAGACCGCTGAACTGATCCGCCGCCTGGGCCGTGATTGCCCGATTCCTGCCTACGTAGTTCCTAACCCGAACTGCTGCTATGGCAACCCGGTCGGCATTGGCTACGGCAACGGCGGTTATGGCAACGGCGGCTGTGGCTGCGGCTGCGCTGCATGACCTGACACATTCCCCGCTTGACGGGTGACTTCGGGCGGAGGTAACCCCTCCGCCCTGATTTAAGGAGGCGATAAAATGAATAACTGCGTAGGCAAGCTCTGCGACAACTTCATCCTGTCGCAGGCAATCACTTTCGCGGATGGTACCCTCACCGTGAATATCCCGGCGGGAAGCTATAGCAATGGATGTCGCTATTGCCTGGTACTTGCCCAGACGATCCCGGCGGCAACCACCATCGGTTCGCCTGTGGTGATCACCATCGGCGATGGCACAGAAACCTATCCGCTGATCAACCGCTGCGGCTCTGCTGTGACCGCTGAAATGGTCCGCACCCGCCGTCGCTATGCAACTACTGTCGTAACAACCACCACGGGAGGCAGCTTCCGTCTCTGCGGCAATATCGGTTGCCCCATCAACAGCAATCTGACCGCCATTGACGGTACTGCACCTGTGGCAGCAGCGGAAGGAGGTGTATAACATGGCAATGAATCCTGCAATGCGCATGATGATGATTGATCGAATCCGCCAGCCGCAGAACAACGGCAGCGAATACGGCGGCGGAAATCGCCGCATGATCGGCTATGATCGCGGCATGGACGGCAACGCCACCACTTCCAATTATGGAGGCATGGAAACCGAAAACCGCCGCAGACGTGATTCCCGTGGACGCTACATGGAAGGCGGAGGCGGGGCCTATAACGGCGGATATGACGACGACATGCCCAATATGGGAGGATATGGCTATGGCGGCACAGAAGCCCGCAGACGGCGTGACGGTCGTGGACGCTATATGATGGGCGACATGGACTATGAGGACGGCCCGCACGGCTATTCTCCCCACATGATGGGAGGTAGTTCCTACGGCGATATATACGCCAAAGGCACCATCTATGCACCCGGTGCAATGAACCGCTCCGAGACGATGGGCAGTGAAATGTCCCGACCTGTAGACGAACATACAGCCCGCATGTGGGTAAGTGAGATGGACGGCGGCGAAAAGTTCAAGCCTGAACAGATTGAGCAGCTTCGCCAGACCATGTGCCCGGAGTGCGGCAAGTGGGAGTTCTACACGGCTATCAACGCCATGTACTCTGACCACTGCAAAACGGCGAAGGCACACGGAATGGACAAACCGGACTTCTATGCAGGCTTGGCCAGGGACTTCCTCATGGACGAAGATGCCAAACCGCATAAACTGCGCCTGTACATGAAGTACATCGCAAAATGAATTGAGCCGGGGATTTCTCCCCGGCCCATTTTCTTCCACCCACTTTTCCACCCATTTTGGTATTTTATATGTTGAATAGCACAGGCAAAATATACAAAATATAATATTTATAATCCAATAAATACTATGCAGAGTGCAATAAATTTGATTTTAGAATACAGTTCGAATCCCTGATGAGTCACCAACGAAACCCCTTGAAAACACGGTGTTTTCGAGGGGTTTTTCTTTACTTCCACCCACTTTTCCACCCACTTTTTATTTTATATATTGGATTTAGCAGCGAGTTTTTTCTGGAACGTGTCTTCCATAATACGTGCCGCACGTTCTTTGTCACCATCAACTTCATGGCCGTAAATACCAATTGTGTCCATGCTGGAAGAGTGACCCACGACAGATTTAAGCAGTTCCAACGGCATGTCTGCTTTGTTTATGGATATGAATGTATGCCTAAGTTCATGAATTGTACATTCAATTCCGTGTTGCTTGGCATAAGCTCTCCACGAAGAGTATATTGCTTGCGGACTTGAAAGTTCTCCATATTTATCTGGGAATATCCACTCGGATTCTATGCCGTTTTCTTTAAGATATACAAACTGTTCATCCAATACATTCTGCATGCTGACCGTTACAGCAAAGCTTCTTCTGGCGTTGTCGTTTTTGCCGTGCGTTTCTTCGCCTTCCGGCGTTATACTGCGCCTTACGGTAAGAATACCATTGGTTATATCTTCTACACGAAGGCCACACAATTCACCTCTGCGCAAACCTGTGACAACAAAGAATCTCCAAGCATGGATATAATGTGCGACTTGTTTTTTGCAACTCTTAATCATGTATGGGTCTGAAAACAGAGTTTGAATGTCCGAATCTTTCAGTACCCGTTTCTGTTTTGCTGGAGCTGCTTTATTAGGGATTCTCAAATCATCCTCTTCCAAGCGTATAAACTCCCAACGCTCCCGCCTACAATGCCGTAAGAAAGCAGAAATGGATGACTTTATATTAACGCAAGATCTATGTGATAATCCCTTCTCCACACCTGCATCAATACACGCTTGCCAGTGGGCCGGTTTTATTGATGAAACTTTTCGCAGCTTGTTTTCGGGGAGCAGGTACAATCTTCCGATGATTTCGTGTTTCTGATAATTACTGGTTCCGTTGTGCGCTTCCTGCCACTTCAAGAACAATGCCCAGGCTTCTGAAAAACGCATTTCAGACGTCCCAGTTTCCAACCACTTGTCTGCCTTAGCCTCGGCTTCGTGCTTACCTTTACGGCCCTTTATGGAGCTTCTGAACGACTTCCTTGTTCCGTTCTTCTGAACTTTGATTTCCCAGTATTCCTTTGATTCAACCCATGCCGCTTCGGCACGACGTTCAATTGCCATAAAAATTCCACCTTCCATTTGTTGAAAAGCGGCGGAAAATGTGCTATAATATACTCATCCTCGGACGGGATGTATAGCATAATTCCACCGCTATACCTGAGCACTGACTGTTGGCGCAGTCGGTGCTTTTTTATACTCTGAAGTTACCAGCGTATGGGTGCATCGCTTCCCACAGGAAATAGATTGCAAGGCCCATCGCTGCCACTGCCACAATACAAGCGATGACCAGTGTGATGCGCAGCCGTTTGTATTCTGCGCGTTCCTGAAAAAGTGTTTTGCGAACCAGAACTAGGTCATCGCGGTTATTATCGGCGCTTATTGCTTTGGCTTGCGCTGCTGAAAGCGCTTCGCCTTTCTCAAGCACCAGCTTGCGCAGCCTGTCCATTTCCGCTTGATCGGCGGCATGTTTTCGCTCACATTCCTCAAGTCGCTCGTTTGCCGCTTTCAATTGCAGCATGGTTTGATTTACGCAATCCACACTACAAATATTTGCAGGGATACACTTGAGCACGTCACGCGGCCGTACTCCGAACTTATTGAACAGAATCCAGAACGTGCTTCCGCGCGGATCTGCAATTTGCCCTGTTTTGAGTTTCTTAAGTGTAGGCTCAGACAGCCCGGAATAAGCTGAGAGGGCAGCGCAATTGAAACTTTTGTATTCCGGATGTTGAGAAAGCCATGCTTTCATACTGTCTGTCGGTTCTTTTTTCAGCGCTTCTATCTTCGCCATCAGGGCGGCATGGTCGAATTTATACCCCTCCAGAGGCTCCATGCTCTGGTGGATTGTTGGATCAAACAGTTTTTCAGGCATTTTTTCCTCCGTTTCTGCCGAAATGGGGGATATTATTTTATCCCGTAAAAAGTATAAAGAAATATCCTTTTTTGGCCCTTTTTTAGGGAAAAAAGATATTTAATTATACAAAGGGATATTATAATATCCTTTTTTGGTTGGCCAAATGGTACGAATTGGTATCAAAATGGTACTCAAAGGATAAAATAATATCCTTGCCATTTTTTCAGTTACGTGGTAAATTTCAGCCATCGGAACCGAGCCGCTCAATAATCTCGGTGGTTGCAAGCATGGCATCCTGCTTTTCAGGGCTGGAATGTCGAAAGCGCTTGAGCAGATTGTATTCCTCGGATGTAAGTTCGGATCGGCTGAGGCCCAGCATATCACCGGGTGGACAGTTTAGGGCAATACATAAGAGTCTGAACTTTGCCAAACTCGGTCGGGATTTACCGGAAGCCATTTCCCAGTTTGAAATGGTATTGCCGGATTCGCCGATCATATCTCCAAGTTGCTGTTGAGTAAGGCCCCTGGATTCACGAATTGACCGCAAACTGCCCTTGAAATCAAATTCCTTTTCGACAATCACTAAGCATCACTCCTTTTTTTAACCATTATACAACAAATAATTTGTACATGTCAATGGTATATGCGCACACAATATGCGATTTAACACAACGGTATGACCAATAAAGGAGGTATTTTTATGGCCCGCAAGAACAGAAACCCGCATCCGGCCCGCAAATCTGACACAACCGACCGTTACGATGTTGATTACGTCTTCCTGCCGAACGCTCCAGAGATTGCCGCTGTCGCTGTTCCGATGCTCAAGACAATATACAAGAACCTGTCTTGCGCGCCCTGGGCGGATACCATGCACGTTGTGCGCAACGAAAAGGACAAGTACCTCACTATGATCCGGAGAATGTATTAATAGGCGAAAATACACCTCATCCGTCAGGCGTGGCCTGACACCTTCCCCTCAAGGGGAAGGCTTGAAGCGAAGAAAGGAGGGAAGAATTGAGCAGCAACACAATCCCGGTTCCGGAAGGGCTGAAGCGGATTGAGATCCGGCGACCGCAGTATCCGTGGATACTGGAATGGATAGACCGGGAATTCCATGTAAGATGGGTGAACGTATGCGCCGCGCCGGGGGCAAACATAAGCTGGCTGCTGGAGGATGACGATTACGAAGAAGAGGAGGAAGGAGGAATGGAATGCTTGCAGCCTGGATTGCAGAACTGTTGATCATGGCATTGGTGGTTTATGTGGCCACTCGATACCGCGGCCCAGACCGATACTACTTGATGTTTGAATGCTTGCTGTTTGCGGCGCTGGGGTTTGCGGTGTTGACGTTGACGTAAAGGGGGATGAATATGAGTAGTTCGAATGACGCTTACGATCTTTTCAAAAAGTATATGGATCAGGAAAATGAGGAGAGAAAACTCCGTGAAGAAGAAAACCAAATTCGCTACGCCAGCCGCCGCACAGAGAAGATGGCTCATCGCCACCGAATCGAAGAAGCTGCCGGCAGGATCTGCGACATGGTGATCGCAGAGACGGGAAAAGAGACGGAGGCCCGCAGGCCGGAAGAAATTACCGCCCTGGCTGCTGCGCTTGTACATGTATCTATGGCGCTGCAAACTGCGGAAGGATATGCTGAATCCAGACCGTTTTATAGCAGCGGGTTTATGCTGGGCGGTGGAATTGGAACATAAAAAGCTGCCGGGGAATTCCCGGCAGCCGGATCAGAATCATTGATATACCATTCTCGAACAGTCTATACCATTTACGGTGAGATACACAGCGGTGCCATCGGCAAGCTGGAATGTGGTAACGACGGTTATATCATCATCATACTTCCAAACCATATCCTCCAGCTGCGTTGCCATTCTGATATAGGAAAGGTAATGCTCCTGAATGGTTGCATCGTCCAGGTACTCCCACACAACCGGAAGGACAACCGTATTCTGCATGCTATAGGTAAACAGGCGATCATTTTCGTAATACCGCGCAGAGGATTCATAGCCTTCAATATCAATCTTGCACAGTTCGTTTGCCAGTTTATACAGATCCACAGATTCAGCTCCAGCGCAGAAAGAAAACACCAGCACAATGACCAGTGCTAAAATCCTAAAAGTGTTTTTCAAAATAACGCCTCCTTATAATCCTTCTAAATTTTTACTATTCCTGTAGAGAAACACCTCTATTTCTTCTACCTTTGCTTTTACTGAATTGTCAGTATATACAATTTGAGTTAGCCCCGGCTTCAATTCCACTGTTGTATTATTCCTTCCATTCCAAAGGTAACTTTCGAAAGAGCAGTGTTGGTTTAGTATCGTTTCTTCCCCATACAAAACCGACAGTTTTTTCCTTAGATCACTTATCACGTTATCTTCGTTTGGTATAAGGGTATAAGACGCAGAATATACAAGGCTATTCAAAGGATCTGAATCTATATTCCCATCATTTACATCATATACCGAATTTACATTTATCATAAAAGCATCATAACCGGCTACATTGCAAACGGGTTCAAGATTTGAATTTCCTAAACTTACAGAGCACCCCATTTCAGAAGGCAGCACAAGCGTTATCTGCATCCCTTCATCTTCCAATCGCCCAACATATTCATCCAGCGTTATTCCCCAGGGAATATCACGGAACAGAATTTCGCCTTCACCTTCAGCAAATGCAGCCGACAAGAAAATGGACGCAGCTAAAATGACCACAAGTAAGTATTTCATAGATCCAGCACCTCGCAGATTTTAAAAATATTATAATTCTTTAATTCAAATTAAGCAACAAAAAAACAGCCCCGAAGGGCTGAAAATCAATTTTTATTTTCTTGATCCATCACACAGTTTATGATCGCCTTTCCGTAGTCTGACATCGTTCGATCATAAGCATAGGCAATCTCCATTGCTTTGTCGGATAATTCGCGTTTTTCGCGTCCGAGCAAATAATCTACGCTTACTCCACAAATTTGTGCGATTTCAACGAGCATCCACGACTTTGGATCGTGATCCCCGCTCTCATACCCAGACAATGTACTTTCCTTGATTTTGAGCATTTTTGCAAGCTCAGATTGCGTAAGGCCCCTTTGCTTCCTGGCTTCCTTGATAAAAAACTTCATGCGCTTCACCTCTTTTGTACTTGTTTCCAATTATATGAAATATTATTCCTGTTGTCAATAATTTTCTTCGAGTTTCTCGAAATTTTCTCCCCAAAAAGACTTGACATATTCGAGTTACTCGTATATAATCATATCATAACCTCGAGATTCTCGAAGAAAGGAGGAACTTATGCTCAAGAATATCGAAGCTGAGCGCGGCAGGATGGGACTCAGCAAGGAGGCTATCTCCAAGAAACTCAATATTTCTTCCAAGACCTACAATGGCTATATCAACGGTAATCCGATTCCGTCTGATGTGCTCATCGCAATGGCAGATATGTTTGATTGCCGGGTGGACTACCTGCTCGGGCTTTCCGAAGACACCCGCAGCGCGTAATCCAAGGGGGCGGAACCAAAAACAACATACGCCGAGGGCGCTATCCTCGACGTATGCGCTGGAAATTGGTTACCGATCATCTTTTGCACCGGGTCTGCTTCCGCTACGCCGTTTATACGTGTCGGCTCCACGATGCATGGCATTCCCGGACAGCTATAGCGCAACCGCTTCTATGGAGATGGCTTCACTTATGCGGTATCAGCCCCGCAAGCCCCTGCATTCGCACCTTTCGGGCATCGGAACAGGAGAAGTCAAAAGTTTGGTCAAGATGACCGCCCCCTTTCTGTCTCGAAGGACATTACCAATTATAGGAAATATTTTTCCTATTGTCAACCATCCCACCGACGACACCCGCAGCGCGTGACTGCGGGAGAAAGGAGCTAATCAAATGTTCGGAAGAAAAACCCGCGAGATTAATAATCTCAATTCGCTGCTGATGAAGATGCGGGATGAAAGCACCAATCAGAGAATCGAAAACTCCAACCTGCTGCGCGATCTGACCAAGGCCACCGAGGACCGGCTGGAAAAAACTCGCGAAAATGTGGAACTTCGCCGTGAGCTGGAACGAATTCAGCTTCGCGAAATTGAAGCCCGCAACGACCGCAAGCAGCACATGCAGACCCGTATCGAAGATTTGGCCATGCTGGCCTGTGATAAGATCGAAGACCGCCTGAAAAATGCACCGACGGACAGCATTGACTTCCAGGCAATCTGCGATTCACTGTCCGCCGTAGCGAAGACCGTGCAGGATATGGATGTGTATCCCGTGCCCCCGGCATTTCCGGTTTCGCCTGTATCTCACATTCCTTCCCCAACCTGGCGTTTATGACGGAGGTGACAACATGGCCCGCCCCTACAAAGCCATACGAGATTTGATGCACGACCACGATTTGACCAACAAGCTTCTGGGGAAATTGCTGGGTGGTCTTGCTGCCAGTACGATTTCCAATAAGCTCAACGGCCATTTCCCCTGGACCAGCGAAGAGATGTGGAAAATCATGGAGATTACCAACCAGCCTCCGCACCGCTTCCACCTGATCTTCCCCAAAGATGGCCAGAACGAACCCGGCGCAAAACGCGCAAAGCGTACCGCATAGAAAGGAGATCCCCATGAACGCAAACGAAGTAGCCCCCCGCATCGCGGAACTCACCGCCCTGATCGACGAAAAGGAAGCCGACCTTGCCCGAAAGGTAAATCGCCGCCGGGAACTGGCCGCGAAGAAAACCGCCAACATTTCCGCAAAGCAGCGCTTCTGTTCCCGCCTCAAGACCGAAATCCACCAGCTTACTGAGAAAATCAACACTCTCAAAACTGAGCTTTGGGGATTGCAGGAAATGAACCTGCCGGGAGCATGATCGCCGGAAAGCGCATCTTTCTGGATGATGCAGAACTCAGCGGCCTGCTCCGGGAGGAACGCAAGTATAACGAAGGGCTGCGCAAACGCCGCGCTGCCGCTGAAACCCACCACGAACCGCTGGATGTGATCGCCCACTACGATCAACTGATCTACAAGAGCGATGCCCGGCTGCTGATCCTGTACGAAAAAAACCGCTGATGCTGCAACATCAACGGTTTGGCAAAAGGTGAAAGCTGTGGAACTCTTTCACCTGTGATTGTACCACAATTCAGGAGGAAAATCAATATGGATGAACATTATTTTATGACCGTAATCAAGGCCCTGGGCCAGAGGATCGACTCCTTGGAATGGCAGCTTAAATGTTCCGAAGAAGAAAAGATGCGGCTTATGCAGCAGCTCAACGAAATGGAGGTCAAATCATAATGGCAATGGCAATTGCAGTTATGGGGGAAAGCGGAAGCGGCAAATCCACCGCCATGCGCACCCTGCCCCCGGAATCCACCTATTACATCGATGCAGACGGCAAGGGGCTTCCCTGGCGCGGCTGGCGGCAGCAGTTCAACGCCGAAAAGGGAAACTACTGGCGCTGCAGCGATAAGGACCAGATCAACTGCTTCCTTGAGAAAATCGATACGCTGTATACCTCCATCAAGTATGTGGTGATCGACACCATAAATGGCGTAATGATTGATGATGAAATGGCCCGCATGAAGGAAAAATCCTATGACAAATGGGCCGACCTTGCCGCAGCTGTATATGAAATGATTAACATTGCGCTGCGAATGCGCGATGATGTGACCGTGATCTTCCTTGCACACACCCAGGTTGAACGCGATGAAAACAGCGGCATGAGCTGGACCCGGATCAAGACCAACGGCCGCAAGCTGGATAAGATCGTTCTGGAGAGCAAGTTTACCACTGTTTTCCACGCCCGCTGCCTGGATGGAAATTACATCTTCGAAACCCGATCCAACAATTCCACCACAAAAACCCCGATGGGCGCATTTGAAGAAGCCACCATCGAAAACGACATCATGAAAGCCCTTGAAAGACTGGAGGAATACAGATAATGAAACCCATTCATGATTTTGCACAGGCACAGGCCTACACCGGCGAAAACGAAGTTTTACCCACAGGCGGCCATATCTGCCAGATTCGCGGTGCGCGATGCGAACTTTCCCGCAGCGGCAAGGAAATGCTGGTCATCGCCTTCGACATCAAGGAAGGCAGCAAGCACGACGGCTTCTACAAGCGCCGCTTTGACCGCATCAAGGGCAGCAACCCGGACGCCAAGTGGCCCGGCGTTTACTACCAGACCACAGTGAACAACGAGGGCAACACCAGCCCCATGTTCAAGGGCCTGATTACCTCCATCGAGGAGAGTAACCCCGGATATGCCTGGAACTGGAACGAAGCCACCCTCCAGGGCAAGCTGGTGGGCTTCAACTTCGGCGAAGAGGAATATGTGCACCAGAGCAGCGGCGAAATCCGCACCATCGTAAAACCCATGTTCCCCGCCAGTATTGCAAGAGTGCGCGAAGGCATCGCGCCGCCGGAAATCAAGCGGCTGAACAACATGCCGCCGGCCCGTCCGGCTCCCGGATTTTTCAATGCTCCCGCCCCGCAGTCTCCGTCCATGCCGCCGGTGCCTCCGTCCCCGCCTGCGCAGCAGATGGGATTCGAACAGGTCGAAGACGACGATTTGCCCTTCTAAGGAGGTACAGCATGAAAACGAAAGATTTCACCCTTGAAGTGGCAGCTCGAATTAAATGGCTGCGGAATATAAAAGGTTATGCATCTGCAACGGTTGCAGATGCAATCGAGACAACGCCAGATAATTATTTAAAAATTGAGAGAGGAAGAAACAGGCTTTCGCTTGAAGATTGCGATAAAATTGCAAGGTTCTATGGCGTTTCGTGTGATTTCATTGTTCGTGGAAATTACCAAACCAACGCCACCATGTTTGCGGAAGAAACGCTCAAAAAAGCCAGCGAAATGCTTGCTGATCTTTCCACATTTCTATGCAACAGCGGTGAAAGAATGGCTGAAAGCGCTGTAAAGCCTTTGGATAATGTGCCTTATTAAGGCCTAGGATTCAGATATGTCGATGAAATATCTCAAGGTCTTTTACGATTGGCCGGAGACCACGCAGTATCTCAAACCCGCCCAGAAGGGCGAATTGATTGATGCGCTGGTGCGCTACGCGAGGGGAGAAGCGGACGCCGAATCTTCCCTCAAGGGCGCGGCCCTGGCCCTATTCCCCAGCTTCAAGCGGCAGATTGACAGCGATGCAGACGCATATGCAAGCCAAACCGAAAGAAACCGAGAGAACGGCAAAAAGGGCGGCAGACCAAGAAAAGAACCCACAGAAACCCAAGAAAACCCACTGGGTTTTTCAGAAACCCAAGAAAACCCACTGGGTTTTTCAGAAACCCAAGAAAACCCACTGGGTTTTTCAGAAACCCAAGAAAACCCACTGGGTTTTTCAGAAACCCAAGAAAAGCCAAGACAAAGAATAAAGACAAAGACAAAGAATAAAGACAAAGACAATACTACGGTAACTACGGTAACTTCGTTACCTTCGTTACCTTCGTCTCTAAAAAAAATTGACGATAATTATAAACATAGCAACAGGGCGAGGGCCGCGGCTGCGCAGATTGTTGTTGATGAGATTGTCAATGCAGGCTTACCGTCTGCTCAATTTAAAAACCTGTTTGATTTGATCTTTGAATGCCTTGGCGATGGATACCACCCGGAACAAATTTTCGACTGTGCACGGCAATCCACATACCCTGGCGAATTGGTGCCGCTGCTGATGAACGCGAAAAAGCGGCAAATGGAGCAAATGAAATGAATTATCTTGATTTCCTTGATGCCTGCGAAGCCTATGCAGAACGTGAATTCTCCGCATGGGTGGACGCAGATGCCGATTTCGAAGAACCACTCGATGACGACGATTTGGAAGGAGGCTGATTCATGTACCGCATGGAGGATATCCCCATTGGCAGAGAGAACGCCATTTCCCGCAAGGATCTTGCCAAGCTGTGGAATGTGAGCGACCGGGAAGCGCGAAAGTACATTGCGGATCTGCGAACCGTGGACGATGGATCGGGATATGTGATCGTTTCCGTGTCCAGGTTCTCCGGCTATTACCGCAGCAACGATGTTCAGGAAATCCGCTGGTTTATCGCAGAAATGACCAAGCGAATTCGCAACATCGTTAAGGCCATCAAGGTAGCCAGGGATGTAGCGGACAGGCTGGAAAAACTGCAGCAGCACGGCGGGAGGCTGGCGGGATGAGCAAATATAGCGCGAAAAAGACCGTTCTGGACGGCATCGAGTTCGATTCCCGCAAGGAAGCCAATCGCTATGCAGAGCTCAAGGTGATGGAACGCGCCGGAGTTATTCGGAATTTGAAACTCCAGGAAGAATTTGAGCTTATTCCCCGCTGCGGGAAGGAGCGGCCCGCAAAATACCATGCAGATTTCAGTTATACCATCGCCGCCACCGGCGAGCGGGTGGTTGAAGATGTGAAATCACGCGCAACGAAGACCAAAGACTACATCCTGCGCCGCAAGCTGATGAACTGGCGGCACGGTATCCAGATCAAGGAGGTTTAACCATGAACACATTGCAGGCATTTGGATTTGTGGCCCTGGGCATGGGCCTTGCGCATCTGTACAACTGGATGGCATGGCGCAAGTATTACGAAGGCAAGCGTGAACACAGCGGCTCCGGGAGGCGTGCATGAATCCTTCCCCGAAGAAGGGACTTCCCCTTCGATGGAGGGATAACGGCCCGTGCTACGGCTGCGAAAAACGCAGCCCTGCATGCCACGATAAATGCCCGGATTATCAGGAATTCAACCGCCTGAAGGAAGAGAGGAAGGCCCTTGAACGCAAGAATCGCGACAATTACAACGCTGTGAACGAGTTCAAGGCAGCCCAGATCAGCAAAGCCCCGCATAGAAAGCTGCGGGAAAGGTGAATGCAATGTACGAAGATGAAATCATGGAAACTGCGCATAAGCGCATCCCTGCAGCTGAACCCTGCCGGGACTGGAAAGACACCCTTGTGGATGTGCTGCTGATGATCACTCTGGTGATCTTTGGCGTGGCAATCGGCATCGGCCTGTGCAAGTTCTGGCCGGAGTTCTGGTACTTTGTGAATTGGGGGATCAGCACATGAGAGTTCTGGTTGCATGCGAAGAATCTCAGGCCGTTACCAAGGAACTGCGCAGGTTGGGCCATGAAGCATATTCCTGTGATATCCAGCCATGCAGCGGCGGACATCCCGAATGGCACTTGCAGGTGGATGCACTGGAACTGCTCAAGCTCAAGTGGGACATGATCATTGCTCATCCGCCGTGTACATATCTGACCAATGCTGGTGCAGTGCGGCTTCGGGTAAAAGGTGAGATCAACGAAGAACGCATGGAAAAAGCCAGGGAGGCAAAGAAGCTTTTCATGGCGTTTATGGAAGCGGATTGCCCTCGGATTGCCATTGAGAACCCGCTGCCGGGAAAGATTCATCAGCTGCCGCAGTATTCACAGATCGTTGAGCCCTATATGTTCGGCGATCCCTGGAAGAAACGCACCTGCTTATGGCTTCGGGGCCTGCCCCCCCCTTATGGCTACCGAACTGGTAGAACCGCAGGGGCTGTGGGCGGGTGCAACCAGTTCCCGGCGAGATGGGCATGTGTATTCACGGTACGCACTGAAAAGCAATCGTGATTCGAAAACCAGAAGCAAAACCTTCCCCGGCATAGCCCGCGCAATGGCGGAGCAATGGGCCGGGGACGCGAGGGAGGTGCAGGATGAGCCTGATAGCCTTACATGACAGTGACTACACTGGATTTCCCAATTACGCTCTCATGAAGCTCTCTGCCTACCACAAGGCGCAGGGAGATCATGTGGAATGGTGGATTCCGATGGTGAAATATGACCGGGTATATTCCAGCAAGATTTTCACCTTCAGCCCGGAAGATCCCATGCTGCCGCCGGACACCATCAAGGGCGGCACGGGCTACGGCATTCTGGATGAGCTTCCGCCAGAAGTGGATGCCATGTTCCCGGACTACAGCCTGTATCCCGATTGCGACCATGCCATTGGATTCCTGACCCGTGGATGCATCCGCAAATGCCCGTGGTGCATTGTGCCGAAGAAGGAAGGCACGATCCGTGCCTATAGGAACTGGCAGGAAGTGAAACGCCCTGATTCCCGGGACATCGTATTCATGGACAACAATGTGCTGGCCTGTGATTTCGGTATTCAGCAGATGGAAAACATGATCGGCCAGAACGTGCGAATCGACTTCAACCAGGGCATGGATGCGCGGCTGATCACTCCCGAAGCGGCTGAGATCATAAGCAAACTGAAATGGATACGGTTCATCCGTATGAGTTGCGATACGGACGCAATGCTGGACACAGTGCTGGAGAAGGTTGATTTGCTCAAGCAGCACGGTGTAAAGCCTTACCGGGTATTTGTGTACTTGCTGGTGCAGGACATCAAATCCGCAGAGCACCGGGCGCTGGCGCTTCGGAATGCAGGTGTGAATGTGTTCGCTCAACCGTACCGGGATTTTGAGAACAAAATCGAACCGACCAAGCAGATGCGAGATTTCGCACAATGGGTGAACCGAAAACCGATATTTAATTCCACGGATTCCTTCGCTGAATACGACCGAAAGGCATACCGAGGGAAGAACAGGAGGGCAAGCAATGAATAACGACCTGATCAGCAGGAGTGCGCTGCTGGAACTGGCGCACAATCATGTCGGCGGTACCGTTGATTGCAACGATATTGCCAGACTCCCTGCCGTGGACGCTGTTGAGGTGGTGCGGTGTAAGGCTTGTCTGAACGCTATGAAGATAACTGAATGGGAGCGCTTTAAATGGAATTTCAGAGATGACGCTTTGAAATGTGGTTTGATCGGGCATATCGTTCTCCCGGATGGCTATTGCGATGGCGGCGTAAAAGCGGATGCGGAGGTGGAAGGATGAAGAAAGTAGTATGTCCGATATGCGGCGGTTCGCTTATCCTTGAAAACCTATGCCAATATGGAGAACGGCAGAAGGTATGCAAAAACGGAAAGATCAGGAAGAAAGTCACAAAGGTAGACCACGGTTCAATTGAGTTCCAGTACCTTATCTGCGCTGATTGCGGATACCATTTCAATGAGGATGATTTTTATTATAATGTCGATCATGTTGTTCTCATCAAACGGGAGGATTGATTATGGCTGACAAGATCAACGGCAGAACGCCTGAGGAGATCAAGAAGGGGCTTGCTGATTCTATAGAAAAAGCCGGTTGGGACATTGATTGCGGTGGCGCCAGTGATCTTTTATGGAGTTTAGAAAAGGCCAACGAAAGCATGATTGATGCCCTCGCCCTCATCCAGCAGCTTGAAAACCATATTGGTGAACTCACCGAAATGGTTCAGCAGCTTGAATCCGCCCAGCCCAAGTGGATCAGCGTGGAGGAGAGGCTGCCGGAGGAAAACTTTGAGGTTTTGATGCTGTTTAAACATAACATGGCGGTTGGCTGGTATAGCGGCGAAGATGACTGGTACTCGAATACCGATGACGGCTTTTATGCGTCCTGCGATGGAACGCCGTCCCACTGGATGCCGCTGCCCGAAGCGCCGAAGGAGGAAACATGAACGAATTCATAAACCGTTTCTGCACGGATACTGATTTCTTTTACAGCACACTGGCTGCTGCCTTTTTGATTATCTGCACGCTGATCATCCTGTGGAGGTGGCGATAATGTGGCCCCTGATCTTTGCCGCTGCTATCTTCCTGACGGCCCTCATGCTGGCCTGCATCTGGGTGGCAAGCGATGCGGATGATTACTGCGAGAACCGGAGGGAGAAGAATGACTGAGATGGGAAGTATATCGCCGAAACACAAATGCTGGAGATGCATGTGGGCCGCGTGGTGCGGGGATCGTTTCTTCTGCCCGCTGGCGGTTACATGCATCCGAGAAAAGCCGAAGGCAGCTAAGGAGGAAGAAGATGGAACAAAAGCGGATGACGGCCAGTGAACGCCAGACCTTCATGCACGCCATCGCGGCAGTGGAGGCTATGGAAAATCTGGGGGGGCTGGAGAGACGAATCCACAGCATCCGAAACGGAAACTGGCTTTACAAGACGGGTCGGGGAATCATCGGCAAACTGTATGAAGAGATATTCAAAACCATGCCCCTTGAGCAGCAGAAGAGCATCCGTCGCCAGCTGCCAGGGTTCCGGTATTCCTTGCACATCACCAACGTAAACGGGAAGGATATGCGCAACGATGGCCTGTGGCTTTCGTGGGAAGCGCTGGAAGCCATGAGCGAAGCCATCAAGGATCACTGCCTGATGTGCCAGAAGAACACAATGGAGCAGCGCATGTGTCCGCTTGCCAAAGCGCTCGATGAACTGCCCTGCATTAAAGCCGACGAAAACGCCCGTGGCTGTCGTTACTTCGGCGGCCTGTACTGAGGAGGAACATATGAGCATCAAAGACAGCGGCGAAAGAACCGAATTCTCCACGGGCGCACAGCGGGACATGCATGCAGGGAAAGGTCGCTTTGACCTTCTCCCCTGGCATGCGATCCATGATGTTGCCAAGCACTGCGAGGAAGGCGCAATCAAATACGGTGAGCGCAACGTGGACAAGGGCATCCCGCAGCACAGCTTCATCGATTCCGCTTTCAGGCATCTGAAGCGCTACTGGTGCGGTGAAACTGATGAACCCCACCTGCGTGCAGCGGCATGGAATATCCTCTGGGCGCTGGAGCAGGAAACCACCCACCCGGATTTGGTGGATGTGCCGGGCAAGGAAGAAATGAATGAGCGTGTGGATGTTGGGCTTGAATCCACAACAATTCTGGGGAAGGCAAAAGATATCACAAAACAGATCGTCGAATTGATCCCGCATATTACCGAAACTATCGCTGATATGGTTAATGGAAGTGCTGATCGTATAAACAAACACAATGCATTAGCGGTATTGTGTGGTGATGCAGAGGCCTGTTCTTTGAGCTACTACGCAGAGGAAATTGAAAACGAATGCGGTGTATGGACTTGGGGACAGTATATGGATCTGTTTGCAAGCATGCTTAAAAGTGGCACTTCGTATGAAGATGTGCAGCAGTGGTGTGTTGATCTGTTGAAGTGGTGCAAACATGTGAAGGAGGTGGATGGTTACGGAAAAACATCTTGAGCGGAAAGCTGCCCGCAAACTGCTTTGGAGATGGGGCAATTATGTCAGTAAGATCAACCGCTTGGAGGAAGAGCGCAAAATTGCCCAGAAATGGGCCGATGATGCCCGCGATACTCTCAACGCCCAGAATCTCACCGGAATGCCCCGAAGCGGAAAAAAGTCCGATCTCAGCGATGTGGTACAGACCGTGCAGCGCATGGAGCGCAATTACCGCGACCTGGTTTCGCATGTCGAGGCGGAAAGTGCCGATCTGATCCGCCTGCGCAACTGCATGGAGGAACTGGTGGCCCAGCTCCCGCCCTTCCAGGAAAAGGTAATCTTCTATCGCTATGTCGATGGCCATAGCTGGCGCTTCATCGCTATGAAGCTGTTCTGTGACGAAGCAACTGCCCGCCGCCATGAAGCTCAGGCCGTGGATTTCATCGCCCAGTATATCAACGTAAAAGAAAGGACGCAGGGTTAACCCCTTGCGTCCTTTGTGCTGATAGCGGCTTCCACAACATCCTGCACGAATTTGGTCATGGAAGAATACCCCGCTGCATCCGCAGCAGCCTTCCAACGCTCCTTCGTGCCCTTTGGCAGCCGCAGCCGTATATCATCCGTCTTTTCCTGTAGATACTTCATTGTGGCGTTTTTCTGCGCCTCGGTATACTTTTCGCCCATGCTTATCACCTCTCTGTTATTATACCGCATTTTATATATATCCGCTATATACACATTGAACAAAAATCCCTCTGAAACTTCTGGCAATTTTCCGACTTGTATATAGTGGACATATACGATATAATAGTATCAGATCAAGGGAACACAACAAACAAACAAACGGAGGTAAACACCATGAAAAAATACAAGGTATACAGCAACAACAATCTGATCACTTCCTTCCGCAGCCAGTGCGAAGCCGAAGCATTCATCCGTAATTGTGAGCGACAGGATCGCTACGAAGCCAGTATTGGATACGGCTTTCCGAAGGGCCTTCCGGTTTACGAAATCCGCACCAAATAAACCAACCGACAAGCCGAAACACCTTCGGGTGTCACCGTGAACCGCCCCACACGGTCTGATGATGGCAGGGCAGAAAGGACAAAACCATGAAGAAGTACATCATAAAAGTAACCTACCTTGAGGGTGAGCACGCCGGAAAAAGCTACTTCCTGATGAAGGGCGGCTACGTGGTAAGCAACATCGAATATGTATGGAAGGCCGACTCCTACACCCTGCCAGTATGCAAGGCTGTCTGCACAAGGATAAAGAAAGCCAACGACCTCAACGTAAACATCGAACGCAGAGACCGTGAGTACGCAATCGCCAAGGGGCGGACGGTGAGCAAATATCCGATATACACCCCAGAAGCATACGAACCCTTTGAAATCGAAACCGTCGATAAATAACCGACCAAGGCCAGCCCGGAGCCTCCAATCCGGGCGGAAGGAGGTCTGGCTATGAGCCTGCTGTTTATCTATATACCGGCCACGCTCCTGGCCGCGATCACGGAAAGGCCGCGCCGGGTGAAGGCGTTCAGGAAAAGGAATTTTATATGAAGAATGTTGATCGCGTAATGGTGAAGCGATTCCGGGTCGGCGAGCTTTCCAGCAAATACGCATATGATTACGATGGAAGCCAGTTTGAAGCCGATATAAAAGCCCACAAAGAACGACATGAATTCTTGTGGAATGAATTCATTGGCTTTATGAAATCGCACAATGTAGACCCGCGTGAACTGCGCAGCATGTTTACCCGTTATTATGAGGAATTTTTGCAGTAATTCAATAGTTGCGCGTTTTTGCGCGTTTTTATGTGATACACTGGCAGAGTAAAAGAATACACGCGAGGCGAGGGAGCAATCCCCCGCCTTTTGTTATGCACGAAAGGAGGCGCACAGCATGAACATCCGAGGGAAAATCACCAAGCTGCAAAACGCGCTGTGCGCACGCGGAATCCACGTATTTATAAACAAGCGCCAGCATTACAGCGAAAAAGCCCGCAGGATAGTAACCCGATACATCGTAAAGGAAGAAGATTGTCCCGAACCCCTCATCGAAACCTACAGCCCCATCGAAGTAATCATGATACTTGCAGATCGGCTTGACGGCGGTGATGGAGAGTGAACCTCACCGAAAAACAGAAAGCCTTTGCGGATGCCTACATCGAATGTGGTAATCAGACAGAGGCGGCAAGGAGGGCAGGATACAGCAGCAAAACTGCATACAGCATCGGGAATGAAAACATGAAAAAACCTGAAGTTTCCGCCTATATCAAGTCCCGCATGGCAGAACTGGAAGCCCAGCGCGTTGCCTCCGCCGATGAGGTGATGCGCTTCTTTTCTTCCGTCATGCGCGGCGAGGTAAAGGATCAGTTCGGCCTTGATGCCTCTCTGCAGGACAGGCTGAACGCTGGCAAGGAACTGATGAAGCGGTATGCGGCCATTGAACCCAAGGCAGAAAAATCTCGCGGAGCCGTGGAAGCCATCATCGAGGCGGTGAAGAACGTTGACTGAGTTTTACTTCACCGAAAAGCAGAAGGAGTTCATCTCCGACTGGAAGCATGGACGACTCAAGCGCATCAACATCCTGGAGGGCTCGGTGCGCTCCGGCAAGACCTTTTCTTCCCTCATCATGTGGGCGCTGTGGCTGGCTACGCGCCCCATAGACGGCAAATACCTGATGGCCGGCAGAACGCTTACCACCCTGAAACGAAACTGCCTGGAGCCGCTGCAAGCGCTGCTGGGCGAGGACAACATGCACATGTCGATCCCGGCAAAACGTGCGGAAATATTCGGGCGCAGCGTGGATCTGGAAGGCGCAGCCAATGCCCTGAGTGAAAACAAGATTCGCGGCGTTACCCTTTCGGGTGCGTATGTGGACGAGCTGACCCTCGTGCCGGAGGATTTCTTCACCATGCTGCTCTCCCGTCTTTCTACGGAGGGTGCAAAGCTGTTCGGCACTACCAACCCGGATTCCCCGCGGCACTGGCTGAAGGTAAATTTCCTCGACAAGCCCGGTTTGGACATCTACCGCATCAAATTCCTGCTGGATGATAACACCACATTGCCTGCGGATTACATAGACAATCTCAAAAAGGAATACACCGGCGTTTTCTACCGCCGGTTCATCCTGGGCGATTGGGTGGCGGCAGAGGGCGCAATTTATCCCATGTTCGACCTGACCCGGCATGTTTCGGATAAACTGCCCAGGCTGCGCATGCAATGGATCGCGGCGGATATCGGCCATACCAACCCAACGGCGTTTCTGCGCCTGGCTGCAGGCGATGACGGGCGGATTTGGGTGACAGATGAATACTACCACATGGCGGATAAAGCCGGCGCAAAGAGCCCCAAGCAATATGCGCGGGACATGCAGGCGTTCGCCCTGAAAGGCCCTTCCCCCGATTCGGTGATCATCGACCCGGCGGCGGAGGGCTTCATTCTGCAGCTGAAGGAGGACGCGCCCAGCCTGCGCATTAAGCGCGCCGACAATACGGTGCTGGAAGGCATACAGCTTGTATCATCCGCAATTGATGCGGGCGTGCTGATGATCCATCCCCGCTGCAAGCACCTGATCGACGAAATCCAGGGCTATTCCTGGGACCCCAAGGCCCAGCAGCGGGGCGAGGACAAGCCTGTAAAGACCAACGACCACGCATGCGACGCCCTGCGCTACGCCCTGATGGCATACAGGCGCGAAATCAACAGGAGAGTGATGACAATTGACCACGAAAAACCCCTTCCCGCCGATCCACTGGCTATGGCAAGACTATGAGCGCAGCGCCGCATGGTATTCCGGCGAGCCCGATTGTCTGCGCAGGGCAGGCGGCGGCAACACCAATTCATTCTGGAAAAGCGATGAAAACATCAAAATGCACGTTCCCATCGCTGCGGACCTGGCCACGCTATCTGCGACCATGATCTTTGCAGCATCCCCGGAAATCACCTGCAAGCATGAACCCACCAAGCAGCGCATCGCCGATATCATGAAACAAGCGAGCGTTTATTCTGTGCTGCTTCAAGCGGCGGAGATGGCCAGCGTGTACGGCGGCGTGTTCCTGAAATGGGTATGGGACAGCGAGGCGGATTCCTTTCCCCGGCTGGTTGCCGTTCCCGCCGATGCAGGCCTGCCCCAGTTCATCGGCCGGTCGATCACGCAGATCACCTTCTGGAACATCGTTCGGGAGGAGGAAAACCACGACGCGATCTGGCGCTTGCAGGAAACCTACAGGCCGGATGGACACATCCTGTCTGCGCTCTACAAGGGCGATACAAACAGCCTGGGCGCGCAGCAGCCCCTCAATGCCATCCCGGAAACGGCGGCCGTATTGCCGGACGCCAACAGCGGCGCGAATTGCATGCTGGCGTTTTATGTGCCCAACATGCTGCCCAACCGAGAACGGCCTTACCTTCCCTTCGGCCGCAGCGATTTTGATGGGCTGTACGGCCTGTTTGAAGCGCTGGACGAGGCCTATTCCGCCATGCAGCGCGAAACCCGCATGACGAAAACCACCGTTATTGTTCCTGCTGAATACCTGCGCCGCAGGGATGCAATTTTTAACGACGGCGCCTGCAAAGCCAATGAATTTGTGTTCTCCAATGGAACGGGCGCATTCACCGCCCTGGACATCGATTCAGACCGATCTTCCAGCCCCATCACCATCGTGAACCCGGAGATGCGCGCCGAAAGCCGAATCTCCGTTTGCGAGAACCTGATCCGCCAGATTCTTTCCCTGGCTGGCTACGCGCCCCAGAGCGCCGGGCTGGACATTGAGGGGCGGGCGGAAAGCGGCACTGCGCTGAATGTGCGCGAACGCAAATCCATCCGCACCACGGAAACGAAGAAAACCTTCTGGTGGCACGCCATCAATGATATCATCCGCGCCATGCTGCGGCTGGACAAGGCCGTGTTCAAATCGCCGGTGAACCCGGAAGCGGACATCACCGTGGAGCTGCCCGCCAACAATCAGCCGGATATTGCCCAGCTGGCAGAGATCATTGAGCAGCTGGAGCGCGCGGGCGCTGTTTCCACCGAAACAAAGGTGAACATGCTGCATCCTGACTGGGATGATGCGCAAAAGGCGGCAGAGATTGCGAAAATCCGCACGGAAAAGGGCTTTGATGGCCCCGATCCGCTGGACCCTGATTCCCGCCTAGGAGACAGCGAAGGTGATGCCGATTGATTCCCAATGCCACGGAAGAACGGGCGGAAGCCCTTCTGAAGATATACGCAGAAGCAGAGGAAAGGCTGCTGGAAATCATCGCCCGGAACTGCAAGGGGATTGACAGACGCGACCCCGCCGCATGGGCACAGAAAAAGCTTGCACAGGTGCAGAAGGTGCGCCGGGAACTGGAAAAGGCCATAGATGAACTGGCTGAAAAGAGCGCCTATGAGCGTGTGCAGCTATTCTGGGCCGCACACGATGAAGGCGCGGACGGACTTTGGCGCGAGCTTGGGATCACCGGCGTGAGCGCCGCAAGATCACAGGACGTGGTGACGCTGATTGATGACAGCGCTAAGCGCTTTTCTGAGCTGCACCGCCGCATACTGCGCGATTCTGAGGACATTTACCGCCAGGTGCTGTCCGAAGGGCTTCAGATGGCGGTGATAGGCGTGGAAACCACTCAGCAGGCCATACAGCGCACCATGAACATGTTTGCAGATCGCGGTATAACCGCATTTGTGGACAAGGCCGGACGGCGCTGGGGCATGGCCGAATATTCCGAGATGGCTGTGCGCACCGGCATGATGCATTCTGCAATCGCCGGATACACCCAGGAAGCCCTTGCCCACGGCGAGGATTTGGTGATTATATCTGACCACACGGACGAATGCCCGCTTTGTGCGGTTTGGGAAAACGTGGTGCTTTCCCTCACCGGTGCGCAGATCAACCACCCAGACTGTTACGGCACAGTGGCAGAAGCCCGTGACGCAGGACTGTTTCATCCACACTGCAAGCACAGCATGACGGTATATGTGCCGGGGCTTACCGACAAGGGCCGCGCGCCAACCAAAGCACAGAACCCGGAGGACGCACGGGGCTATAAAACTCGCCAGCAGCAGCGATACATGGAGCGCCGGGTGCGCCAATGGAAGCGCAGGCAGGCAGCGGCCATCACCCCGGAGGACGAACGCCTTGCCCGTGCGTATGTCACGAAGTGGCAGGGCAAGCTTCGGGCGCTCACCGGCAAATACAAGCTGCCCCGCAAATACAGCCGCGAGGGCGGCAGGGTTGTTATGAGCGAAGCAGCACGCAAGCTGAAGCCATCCGCAATCACTACGACCGGGCATTACGCCCCGCAGCAGAAGGGAGGAACATAATGGAAAAAATGATTCAGATCACGGAATCTCAGGCCTATGGAATCAAGCGCCTGATTGAAGACATTATGGACATTGACAGCCGCGCCCGGTGCTCGGACAAGTTCTTCCGCAGCCATTTCAACGACATGGTGAAGGTATGCATCGCCAATGGTGCATACGGGGAGATCAAGCGGGCGCTGGAAGGAGATAAAATCACATGGAATTAATCGTAACGCTTACAAATGCGCTGCTGGAGATCGCCCGCGTGGATAAAACAGCAGGCGATAACGACGGGGCATATCGAAAGCAAATGCGCATTATTCTGAATTCCCCGGGAGTGCAGCATGCGCTTGCCCGGGCGAGGGACGCCCCCACAGAAGCGGCAGCGCCGCCCAAACCTCGCAAACGTACCCCGAAACCCAAAGAAGCATAATCAAGCCGCCGACGGGCGGTTTTTTTATGGCATATCCGCAACCCAAAGCGACATTGGGAACCGCCGCGTGAGCTTCCACGTAAACAGCGTAAGGCGAGAAAGGAGCGCACATGAAGCGCGAAGATTTGAAAAACAAGGGGCTGACTGATGAACAGATTGAGTTCGTAATGCAGCAGAACGGCCAGGATATACAGGGATTTCAGAACGAAGCAGCCGCCGAAAAAGCACGTGCAGACGGGCTGCAGATTCAGCTTGAAACCCTCACCAACGACCTGACCACCGCCCGAAATGAAGCCAATTCACTCAAGGATGTGCAGACCCGCCTTGATGCCGCAAACGCCAAGGTTAAAGTTTACCAGCAGGATGAAACTATCCTCGGTGCGCTGGCTGCATACAACCCCAAGGATGCAAAAATGCTGATGAAGCTTCTGGACAGAAGCAAAATCGTATTTGGTGAAGATGGTGCTATTGTTTCCGGCCTGAAAGAACAGGTTGATCCCCTGAAGGAACACAACGGCTATATTTTCACCGATTCCCCCGACACCCGTGGAGGCAGCCAGAACGCCGGAACCGGCGGCGGCGCCTTCGATATGAACGCTTTCCTGCGCGGTTAAGACAGGAAGAAAGGATAAAACACTATGGCAGTTTTCAATGAACTGATTACCCGCACCGGCGCTGCTGCGCTAATCCCCGAAGAGCAGTCCAACCAGATCATCCAGGGCGTTACCGAAGATTCCGCCGTGCTGAAGCTGGCCAAGCGCCTGCCCAACATGTCCTCCAAGACCCTGAAGATGCCGGTTTTGGGTTCCCTGCCCTACGCCTACTTTGTAGACGGCGACACCGGCATGAAGCAGACCACCAAGGTGGACTGGACCAACAAAATCATCACCGCAGAGGAAATCGCCGTGATCGTGCCCGTGGCCGACGCTGTTCTGGCTGACGCCGAGTACGACATCTGGGCGCAGATCAAGCCCCTGGTTTCCCAGGCTTTTGGACAGGTGATCGACAACGCCATGCTGTACGGCACCAACAAGCCCGCCTCCTGGGATGAGGGCATTGTGACCACCGCCATTGAAAAGGGCAATGTTGTGACCGCCACCGATGACGGCTTCGCCGACATCATGGGCCCCGGCGGCCTGATTTCTCTGGTTGAAGAAGATGGCTTCCTGGTGAACGGCTACATGGGTTCCCTCCAGAGCCGTGCTCACCTGCGCGGCATCACCGATCAGAACGGCCAGCCCCTGTTCCGCAACGGCATGACCGGCGGCACCACCTATCAGCTGGACGGCCAGCGCATTGAATTCCCCCGCAACGGCTCTATGAATGCCGACGGTCCGCTGCTGATCGCCGGTGACTGGGATAACCTGGTTTATTCCATCCGCCAGGATATGACCGTAACCAAGACCAATACCGGCGTTATCACCGATGCCGACGGTAAAATCATCTACAACCTGTATCAGCAGGATATGACCGCTCTGCGCTTCGTGATGCGCCTGGGCTGGGCTCTGCCGCAGGCTGTATCCGCACTGGGTGCGGAGAACCCGTATCCCTTCGCTGTACTGAACAAGGAACTGCCCGAGGAAGAAACGCCCGAGGAAGAGTAAGCCCGGAAAGGAGGAAACGGGATGATGCAATATGTGAGCATAAGCGGATTACGGGAATATATGGGCGGTGATGCCTACGATGACTGGGAATACAATCACCCCGACGCCGAACGCGAGCTGGAACGCGCCGAAAAGCGCATGCTGGCGTACATCATCCCCAATTCTCCTGCATGCAGTGGCCAGCAGGAAGCGTTTGCCAATGCCGTATATGCCCAGATTGCCGCCGACAGCAAAGCTGCGGCGAGCATGGGCGAAATTCCCGAAGGCGTTTCCAGCTTCACGGTGAACGGCTTTTCTGCCACGCTGAAAGGCAACTCGGGCGATGTGGTATCCGCAGGCGGCATCTGCCGCGACGCCCGTGCGGAGCTGCTTTACGCAGGTCTTTTGTACAAGGGGGTGCGCATGTGCTGACCCCGGATTTTGCATACTGCCACACCATAACCCTTGAGAGATGGAAGGGCAGGCAGATCAGCAAGGACACATTCGCACCGCCGCAAACCATTCGTGCCCGGGTGAACCTGACCAGCAAAAGAACATGGCTGCGAACCGGCCAGGCGGCACAGGAAACCGTAGCCAGCGGCACGGTATTCCTGCCCGCCGGAACGGAAATTGCCCCGGATGACCGGCTCAGTTTTAACGGCAAAGCCTACAAGGTGGTTTCCGTACAGCCCGGATATTGGTTTGACGGGCGTGAAACCCATGTGGAAGCGGTGATTCTGTGATAAGGTTTAAGTTTGATCTGAGCGATCTGGATCTTGAACTTGCCCAAGCCATCATGAAGCGAGGCGGTGAACAGGGCGTTCGGGATTGCGCGAACCTGCTGCTGCAGGAAAGCCGCAAGCAGGTTCCGCTGGATACCGGCGCGCTTTCCCGCAGCGGAACTGTGGATTCTGAGGGGCTGAAAGCCACCGTATCCTATGATACGCCATATGCTGTTCGTTGGCATGAAACTAATGCCAACTTTCAGCACGGGCGAAAGATGAAATACCTGGAAGACCCCTGCAATGATCCCGCGCTGAAGGCCCGTATGCTTGATTACTTTAAAAACGACATCAATTTCTGAAAGGACAAACCCAATGGAACTGATTGAACACATCGCTCAATACCTGAATGGGAACGGCATCGAAGCCACCAGCGGCGTTATGCCCGCATTCCCTGCGAGGATCGCCACGGTGTACGCTACTGGAATACGCCCTGCGAAGGATGGCGAAGGTTCCCGTTTTCAGGTAATCGTGCGCAGCGAAGCCGACAGCGATACCGCCATTGGCGATATTATGCGCATCATTGACCTGCTGGATGATTTCAGCGGCATTATGAGCATGGATTCCCCTTATTTTGCGCGAATCCGACTGGAGACCGGCGCGGCGGCGCTGGGTGCGGATGAAAACCGCCGCCCCATGTACAGCGCAAATTTCCGCGCATGGGTTTGTTGACGTTCATTGCCCCGGCACGCGGGGGAATGATATAGCTGTTCTTTTGGCACAGGCTGCCACAAGGACAAACCGAGAAGTTCCCGGCGGCCCGCAGGAGGGCCGCTGTGGAAACAAAGAAAGGAATGATAAATCATGGCAAGAAAAAACGGTTGCCCCATGTCCGTTCGTGACTGGGTGATTGAAATTCTTTCCCGCGCTTCCACCAAGGCCGATCCCCTGTGGCTGCGCATCAAGGGCGTGGACAGCATTACCCTGTCCACCGATTCCGATACCGAGGACGGTTCCGCCGCCGACAATCTTTGGAGCGAGCCCTATGTGACCAAGCGCAGCGGTTCCCTTTCCCTGGAGGGCAAGCCCGTAACCGATGCAGTAACCGGCGCACAGGACCCCGGCCAGGCGGAGCTTGAATATTTCGCCACCCAGGGCGGCTGCGACGGCGACGCCACCCTGCGCCTGGTAGACCCCTACGGCAGAGCCCAGGTCATTGACGTGATCGTGGCTTCTGTGGAAAAGGGCGCGGATGAAACCGAGCAGACCGTGAGCTGGGATTGCGAAATCGTGGGCGAACCCGAGGAAGAAGCCTATGTACAGGTGGCGGGTGTTGCCACCGAACCTGCAGGTTCCCTTTCCGTTGTCGCGGGCGCGCATGAAACCGTTACTGTGAGCTTTACCCCTGAAAACGCCAGCAACCAGAAGTTTTCCGTGGCGTCTGCGGACACTTCCAAGGTGCGTGTTGCAAACATTGACGGCCTGAACTTCGACATCGTGGGCGTTTCCGCCACCACTACCCCGGTGAAGGTTGTGGTTCGCACCATGAACAACAGCAAGGCCGCCGAGATCAACGTGACCGTGACCGCTGCCGGCGCATAAGCCAACAAAGTTTCCCCCGCCCACACGGCGGGGGATTTTCAGAATCAGGAAAGAGGTGCTTTTCATGGCCAATAAATTCAAGGATTTTGACGCGATGTTTTCCGAAATGACCGCCGAAACCATTCCCTTCCGTGCATACGGCAAGATTTACCACATCCGCAAGGAGATTCCGGCGGTGATCGTACTGGAGATGGCGCGCATGGAAGAAGGAGCAAC